AATGAGGTCGCTTGTCAAACATATTATCTTTAGCTCCCGGTGTCTTGCGATTATTATAATGTAAAAATACTTGAATATGTTCTTTACCTTTAAATTTATTTCTCCAATGCTCTAGTTCACAGCCACTATAGACCAGCATATCTCCTGGTTTAAGGTCTACTTTAATTCCTTTTAGTCCTTCTTTACCAGAAGGCTCAAGATAGATTGCCCAAGGGTCTCCTGCGAGATTCATCGTTGTAGATATCTCACAACTAAATCTATCCTTATGTCTTTTAAGAACATCACCATTTTTATAAATTCTGGCAAAAGTATAAGCAGGAGTTAATTTTAATCCTGTAATTTTTTCCATAACAGGCTGACATTTTAACATTAAAGTTTCCATAGCGATATCCGAATAACTGGAATAGGTGTGTGGGATCTGACCGTCGGCGCCCTCATACTCACCCAATAATGTTTCATAGGGAGAAATGTATCTAGCTTGACGACAGGTATCATAAACCTGTTTTTTTATTGAAAAGTAATTAGCTACAAAGGTTGCTAACTCTTTGGAGATAGCTTGTTTAATAACTATATATTTATTTTTTTTAAAACTCATATTAAAAATAATTAATGTTTAAAACGATTCTTTTTTTCTGATCTGTTGTATTAGTGCCCCGATGTTTCAATTTTGAATCAAACATCACTATTCTATTTTCTTTAGAGTTTACTTTTTTATTGTTTTTTTCAAAATGAGTATAACCATTATTATTATTTATATAATAAATAGCACTTAAACATGAGAATGGATTGTCGGTATGATAATATCCTTCATAAAGTTTTGGGGAATAAGGAATTAAATTTGCCTTTATTCTTATTAACGATTTTACTTTTAATTTTTTTAATAAAGGTTGCATTAGAATAAACCATTCTGAAGTAGGTTTATTCTCCGCGTAGAGAACATGAGTAAATTGAAATTGATTTAAATCATTCACATTTTTTTTATCCACATATTCTAAATCTTTCATATCTTGAAAATACCAAGGAAAATTTCTTGATAATAATACTTCATATTGTAATTTTACAAAACTTTCTTTATCTAAAAAATTATCTATTACTTTAAACATCTTTTGCCATTCCTTTTAATACAGCAGTAATGTTCCAATGGATAAATCTAAACGGTGCTTTACCATGATCTACTGCGTACTCGTGTTCTAAATATCCTGGAAATATAATTAAAGTTCCAGGCTTAGGTCTAAAATGAACGAGCTCTGTACCATTAAAAGTACCTTTTAATTCTGGTTTCATTATTAATTTAGTAGTTCTTGCACCCGTTCGTGGTTCATGGAAAATAGGATAAGAAGTATTTTCACCACACTTTAAAAAATAAAATCCTGACACATGTTGATTCCAATGAATATGCGCTGAATGATGACCTCCTCCTTTTTTAGCAAACTCTTGTACCCACATTTCAGAAAACAAAGTAACATATTGTTTCATGTCATAACCATGATGGTCTAAAAAATCCCAAGACTTTTGACCGACATAGTTTCTTAAATCTATAAAATCATTATCATTTATTAAAGGCGTTGAATGATAGCTAGTTCCAAAATCACCATATTGTTTAATATATTTTTTTTGATTTTTTTTAGCTTCTTTAATATATTTATTACTAGCCTTGTTTAGTGATTTAACAAATTCTGGTTTTTGTTCAAACCATATAGGAGTTTTAAAATATTCGTTTATATACATTATTTAAATGGATATCCTAAATGCCATAAGACAAGTGAATATCGCGTTCCTCTCGTTATTGGTTTAACTCTATGCCAAAGAAAACTAGGAAAAACAATAATACTTCCTTTAGGTAATATCTCTGTTGCTTTTCTTAAGTGTTTAGATTCCTCTCTTTGGTGAGGCTCATAGTTTCTAAAATCAAATTCTAATTCTCCACCTGAGTATTCAGAGCCATCGGTTAATTGACAAGTCATAGATAACTTTCTAATTTTTCCATGAGCAGGGGTATTAGGTGAATCATAGGGTTTGGCCCAACTATCAGAATGCCAATCATAAAATTGATGGAGTTTATATTTTGTAAACTGACAAGCTTCCGACCAATCCCATTGAAAATTCCATCCCGCTCTTTGATTTGCTTCGCGCACAAATGGATGGATCTCTTTATAAATCCAAGTATCATCTAGCCAAACTAAATCAGAATGTCTTTTTCTTTTTACATCTTTAACTTCATCTTTAGTTAAAGGCTTTTTATCTATATTTCTACTTCTACCTTGACCTCCGGTAATGGCCGTTGTTTCTTTATGGCGTAAAGCATATTTTATAACCTCATCACAAAATCGTGGTGTTAGTGCAGATTTAAAATACCAAAAGTAATTAGATAAATTCATTAGTAATAGTTAAGATAGAGTTAAGGGAATCTTTTTGATTGTTGGTGATGTAATACATTTGCATAGAGGGAAACATAATAAATTTGTTGTTTGTTAAAGGTATATCCCAGCTTCTTCCTGCTCTTCTGTTGGCATCATAATGGATTCTAACGCTGCAATCTTTAACATCGACACCATATAACAATACATAATCAGCTGAATTTCTAAGATCAACTGGATCTATATGAAGTAAAGGAATAGAAATTTCTTTGGGTTTATAAATAGTTCCCCACGTTTCTTTATGAATTAATTGAAAATTATATTCTAAATTAATATGTTCTCTTAAATAGGTATGGAGTTTATCGAATTCTTTTGAAAAGGGAAAATCTTTATTATTAATTTGTGATGTGAGAATATCTTCTTGAAGTTTATTTCGGTCTATTTCAAAACCTTTAGGCATCTCCACTTGTCCATAATATAAACCTATTTCTGATAATACTTTCTTTTGCATACCTACCACCATAGGTAATATTATTTAATTAAACTGTCAATAAAATTACGCTGCGGGAGTGGTTTTATCCCAAGATTGTCCACCTTCATTCCATAAATAATGAGTCCCTGCTGCTTTTTCTTCATCAGTTAGATCATCGGGAGCATCACCAATAGGTGAATTCCAACTCGCTGTTGTAGTATTTAAAACCCAACTTGGATAAGGTTTTTTACCATAGAATATATTATTATCTTCATCCCAAATATAACCTATACCTGCGTAGTTTCCTCTGAATGCTTTAGAATTATCACCTGAGTTATGAGTGCCGTGAGATGTATTATAAGATGTTTGAATCCATAGTTGAGCAGGCCAGTTATTATGTTTTTCTAAATATTGTTGTCCTACTGATTCATCTTCAACACCATCAGCATTAAGCATATCAGAATTATTTAATGTTAAGACCTGAAGGACTTTTCCATTTATTCCTAATTTTGCAAAGTGTGCCATAATATTTTCCTTATATACTAATTAATAATTTAATCCCATCCCATAAATGTAAGCCTCTTTTGAAGAAGCCGACTGATTAGCGAATACAATTTTCCAACGCACATCAGATCCTGATGTAACTGTTGTTTGTCCAAGTGTAATTTGTGTTATTCCTGTAGAAAAAGTTCCTGCTGAAGTATAAGAAGTTGCTTCGGTCCAATTAGAATTATCCGCCGTGAAGTAGACCTTGACGTCCGTCCCCAAAGTGTTGGTTCCATAAGCATTTTTCATCAATATAACTCCACTAACCGAAGTCACTGCAGCAGTAGGTACATTTGTAGTTCCTAAAGCTGTTCCTGTTGCACTTACTGTTGTGCTATCTGCTGGGGGTGTAAATGCACTAACACCATCGCCTGGCGTAGAATATCTTGCATTGTCTGAATATCTCCATTCATCCATATAACCTTTCATCCATTCTGCTGATGAACCAGATCTAATTCCAAGAAATACATTAGCATCTCCACCAAGTTGATTCCAAGCACCAAGACCAGACCCATTTTGCTTTTGAACTCCATTAATATAAAGATATAAAGTTCCACCTGTTCTCATTACTGCATAATGGTCCCATTGATTATATGCGTATCCAGTTGTTCCTGTCCAAGTCATATTAGTACCATTATAGTTATTCCAAGAAGAAGCACCATTCCAACTCCCAGTTAAACCAGAATTGGCAGTACCAGTAGCGGGATCACCATTATTTCCAAAAGAAAAATGTCGTCTATTAGTACCCCATACTTCATCTAAATAAAGCCAATAATCAACTGTAAAATCGCCTGTACCTGGTGCTGCTGGACTACTTAAACCACTTAAACTTCCTGTACTTATATATTGATTAACTCCATCAAATAAAGCAGATTGTGTACCAAACTTTTTTTGTACTGTTGAAGTAGCGATAGAGTTTTGTCCTGTAAAAGTAGTAGCATTAGAACTACTATCTGTAAAATTTCCATCAAAGTGTAATAACGCAACTGTATTCGCATCATTTGAATAAGCACCTGACACAAATGTTGCAGAAGAGATATATTCACTAGCATTTCTAGTAATATCTGTTGAACCACCACTGTCATAGTCGGCATCGGATTCAAACTGAGTGACAGCTCCATTGGGTAAATTATATTTTGCACTATTATTATCTACGGATTGTCTTAAAGCTAATGTTATAATATCTTGATTAACTGGAGTTAAATCTGTTTCTGGAAAACCTGTTGCTGTACCTGAATTTGTTATTGTTGCACCTGAAGGAACAGTAAAAGTATCTCCTGAATCTCCCAGTGTAACATCTGTTCCTGATCTTGGACTAATTTTATTTACTTTTACTTCACTCATAATTATTGAAATTTATACCTTATATATACTATACCTGATCCACCTGCAGCTCCATTCTGTCCATGTCCTTGTGCAGCACCAGCACCTCCGCCACCTCCAGTGTTGACTGTTCCAGCATTTCCACAAGTTCCTGGACCGCCAGCTCCAGCTCCAGCTCCGCCTCCTCCTGAGGCTCCGCCACCAGTACTTGGTGTACCTGGACCACCGCCGCCACCGCCACCACCAGCATATTCCACTGAGGCACCCGAAATCCCTGTTGATGCCATTGTACCACCAGCACCACCTGTTTCAGGGGCAGCATAATCACTACCTGCTACAGTAGCTCCACCGCCACCACCACCACTATTAGGACCTCCTAAACCGCCAGGAGTTCCTTGTGGAGGACTTACGGGAGGAGTATTTCCTAATCCTCTGTCCGGCTCCAATCTTGCTTGAAAACTTGTACCACCACCTGATCCTCCGTCTCCACCATCTGCGGATAAATTATTTACTCCACCATAACCACCACCAGCTGATTGTGTAGCTGATACACTTGAAAGACTTCCAGCTGTAGTAGCACCTCCTGAACCACCTGCACCGCCTCCACCTCCAACTGCAACAGATGTTGCACCTGTACCAAGACTTAAACCACCCCCTGCTAATGCAAGAGGAGAAGCTGTCCAAGGAGCGCCGGGTTGTTTAGTTTCTCTAAAGCCTCCGCCGCCACCTCCGCCGCCACCACCAGCTGATCCTGGATTATTTGATCCTCCAGCGCCACCACCGCCACCAACAATTAAATAATCAATAACATTACTACCGGCTACATTTCCCGCATTAGTGACACAAAGTGTGCCAGGTCCTGTAAAAGCATGAATTTTGTAATCACCACATGTTGTTCCTGCGCAAGGAGATCCTCCTGTGGCTGCAACATAAGCCGGAACAACTCCTGTTGAGTCTTGATCCGAACCTGTTACCGATTTCCAACCTTTTGTTACATCGGCATAAACTAAAGTTACTGCAAGTCCTGCAGTTGAAATATAATAACTAGCATTCACTCCATTAATTTTTTCTGAACCATTTGGAGTTATAGTAATATTGTTTGTACCAGAAGTTGAAGCATAATCTGAAACAGCAACAATACTCCCTACAGCTGCCACGGGTAAATTAACTGTAATCCCACCTGATGTGGTATTAACAAAATATCCTTTTCCAGTTGCTGCTGTTACCGTTCCTGTTTGAATACTTGTTTCCCAATCAACTGTTCCAGTTCTTCCAAATCCTGTTTGAGTAGCACCTGATGCTAAAGCAACAGTGCCTCCACATCTACCAAGAGTTACAGTTGCTGCACAAGCCTTTATTGTTTCGCCTGCTCCTGCACCTATAGTTGTAGTTGTTCCACATTTACTAACGATATTCGTGCCTGGTTGATTTTGTACGTTGTCTACTTTAATTGTTGAAGCCATAATTTTATTTTACCATATTTAATTTAAATCTGCAATAACTCTATCAATTTTAGCGTTATTGACTTCTAAACCCCACTCTTGACAATAAGTGAAATCAAATCCTGGTGGAGCAGTATCTAATAATTCTACTTCTTCCTCATTATGTACTGTATTAGATAATAATAAGAAAGCATCACAACTTGGTGTTTGTGCTATACATACAAAATCTGTTTCTATTT